CGGGTTTGTTTTGCCGCCTCTACGTGAGCACGATCATTTAATAGAAGCGCAATCAGCTCAGGAAGGCGCGCTATTTAACCTAGCAGCAATACGACTACCAGAGCAACGCGAAGAACGCAAACGCACCATAAGAGAGCGTTGCGAGTTTGCAGCGGATAAGTTAAGCGACCGCAATCGTACCGCGCTTGCGTGGTGTGATTTGAACGACGAGGCAAAAGAGCTATGCAGAGTTATACCAGATTCGGTAGAAGTATCAGGCAGTGATAGCGATGAGTCAAAGATTGAAAAGTTTAACGCATTCATAGAAGGCCAGATACGCGTACTGGTTACAAAACCAAAGATCGGCGCGCTCGGTTTGAACTTTCAACACTGCGACCATATTTCATTTTTTCCGTCGCATAGTTACGAGCAATACTATCAAGCTATTCGGCGTTGTTGGCGCTTTGGTCAAAAAAATCCGGTAGATGTTGAGTTGATCTACACAGAAGGTCAGCAGCGCGTAATGAAGAATCTACAACGTAAAGCAAAAGCGGCGGACGAAATGTTTGCTCGTATCGTAAACGAGATGAATAACTCACTAGCAATTCACAAAGTAAACAAGCATACAAACGAACTGAGGGTACCAACGTGGCTATCATAGAACAAAAGATTACCAACGACTACGCGATCTACAACGGCGATTGTATAGAGGTCATGAACGATCTGCCTACCGGATCAATTCACTTGTCGGTCTATTCGCCCCCATTTGCCGGGCTGTACCATTACAGCTCAGACGAACGCGACATATCAAATTGTTACGACTACGACCAATTTTACAAGCATTACGGTTACGTTGTAAAGGAATTGCACCGCATCACCATGAGCGGGCGTATAACCGCCGTGCATTGTACCGATATTCCGCTATCAAACAGCGGGCGCGATGCGCTATACGATTTGCCGGGCGGTATTATTAAACTACATGAGTCGCTAGGCTGGCATTTTATCGCACGTCATACGATCTGGAAAGAGCCGCTATGGGTTCGCAATCGTACAATGGTCAAATCCTTAGCGCATAAAACAATTGTAGACGATGCTACCAATGCAGGCGTAGCAAGCGCGGATTATATGTTGCTATTTCGTCGTTCTGGGGACAATCCAATGCCGGTAGCTAACCCGACGGGGCTGGAGTACTATTCGGGCGAGTCTCCACTACCCGAGGATTGCTTATCGTACAAAGGTTGGAAGGGTAAGCAAACCGAAAACAAGTACTCGCATAACATTTGGCGACGCTATGCTAGTTCGGTCTGGGACGATATACGAATGAACCGCGTACTACAGTTTCAAGACAGCAAAGACCCGGACGATGAAAAGCACGTACACCCGCTGCAATTAGACGTAATTGACCGTGTTGTAACATTGCGCTCTAATAAGGGCGAAAACGTTTTTACGCCATTCATGGGAGTCGGTTCTGAAGTTTATAGTGCCGTATCAAACGGGCGCCGTGGAATAGGCGCAGAGCTAAAACCGTCGTACTACCGTCAGGCCGTGATGAATCTGGCAAACATAGAAAAGCCAAGCGATGAGCAGGCCGTGCTATTTGACGAGTTATAACTGTTAATGTTCTTTGTTCGCCGCATATTGTATAACGTGGTAAGTTGCATCGCTAAAATAATTCAATGAACGCACAAAATACATCCCCGGCTTTTGAAGTTCCCGCTGATCGAGAGGTTGGCGGCGGTTGTGAATTGACCGTAGCAGAACAGCATGAGCCGGGGATAGCTATTTTAAGTATGGACGAATCTTGGGTAAAAGTACATCGAAAGATATTAGAGCATTGGATATACAAACGACCTGAATACGTGAGCATCTGGATATATCTAATTGCTAGGGCAAATTGGAAGCCGAGTAAGGCACTTGTAAACGGCACAATCATTACAATCGAGCGCGGCGAAGTTTTGACTAGCATTGGATCACTGGCAGAAAACACGCACACAAGCCGCCAAACCGTAAGAACGTTTTTAAGACTTGCACAAACGGATGGGATGATTTGCATAAAAAGTAACACGGGAGCAACATGCGTTAAGCTATTGAATTATGAGAAGTTACAACAAAGCGAAAATTACGATCAACACGCGCCTAACACGCGATCAACACGCGATCAACACGCGCCTAACAACATCATAAGAAAGAAAGAAGGTAAGAAGGGAAGAAGGGAAGAAAATAATAACGTAAGTATGTATGCTCCGACCTCTTCCGAGGTCGTAGCCAACCTCCCGCAAAATGATGGCCTTTTCTTTCCAATTACGAAAGAGCAATACGACCGCTGGCAGGAACTGTATTTGGCTGTAAATGTCAAATCAGAGCTATCGAAGATTATCGGATGGTTAGAAGCAAACCCTAAAAAGCGGAAAACAGCGCGCGGGATGCTCAAATTCGTCAATGCGTGGCTTTCACGCGAGCAGGACAAAGCACATATGCCCGTATTTGCCCCACAAATCGCTTCTAGGGGCTTCCAACCGCCTAACCCTACTGTTACCATACTTCCTGGACTTCCGACGCAGATACGCGATTTACAGAGCAAACAGACGGCAACGCCTGAAGAGGCGCAACATTATCTAGAACTTTTACAACAAAGGACACAAGGGATATGAGGCACGGATCACTCTTCTCTGGTATCGGTGGCTTCGACCTTGCAGCCGAATGGATGGGGTGGGATAACGTATTTCATTGTGAGTGGATGCCCTTCCCACGTAAGATTCTTTCACATTACTGGCCCGACGCCATTAGTTACCATGACATCACAACTACAGATTTTCGACAACATGCCGGACAAATCGACATCCTTACCGGAGGATTCCCTTGTCAGCCGTACAGCGCAGCAGGCAAGCGCAAAGGGAAAGACGATGATCGTCACCTCTGGCCTCACATGCTACGATGTGTTCGCGAAATCAGACCTCGCTGGGTTGTGGGCGAAAACGTTTTCGGCCTTGCTACTTGGAATGGGGGGCTGGTATTCGAGGAGGTGTGTGCTGAACTTGAGGCTGAAGGTTACGCCGTACAGCCGTTTGTTCTTCCAGCTGCAGCCGTCAACGCTCCGCACCGAAGAGATAGGATTTGGTTTGTTGCCTACCGTGACCTGTATGGACTCCAGCAACGCAACGGCGACAATGAAGAGTACACAAGTCAAGGAAGGCAGTATGCACAGCGTGGCACTGAACAGGGCGATGGCGATGGGGATGCTGCCAACGCCAGCACCGGGAACACATGGCAGGGGAGCGACGCCTCACAAGGGAGTCGTAAATGCGTTATTGAAAGGAGAGAAGCCAAAAGTTCAGGAATTATTAGTGGACAGGATATTTGCCAACGAATTGAAGCTACGCAATGTAGACAGCGTGGAAACATTCAGAAACTTTGTAATGCCAATGCTACCGACGCCACGAACTGCGGATGTAGAAGGGGGAACTGCGAAAAACGTGCAGACGGATGGGAAAGGGTATTACAGGACGAATGCAGATGGAGTCAGGTGGGGTGTCAAATTGCGAGATGTTGTGGAGAGTGGGATGCTGCCGACACCGAAAGCGCAGGAAGCGAGGGGCAATGCGAGCGTAAACAGAGGCAAATACAACCTAACGGACGAAATAGCGGCAAGGTACCAACCAACTGGCAAAACTTCCCAACTCAATCCCCGATTTGTGGCAGAGATGATGGGCTTTCCGCCCAATTGGACGGAATTACCTTTCCAAAGTGGAGAGCCGAATCGATCAAAGGATATGGAAACGCCATAGTACCGCAGGTAGCACTGCAAATTTTCAAGGCAATACAACAATACGAGGCATTATGAAACCTAACACCAAAAACCCGGCTATCTTGAACTTGATAGACCAATTCTGCAAACTTTACGGCTGCGTATGGGATGATCTGCTTAGAAAGAGCCGCAAAGATTGGCTAGTAGAGTGCAGATATCTACTTATGTACTTCCTGCATCGTAAGTACCTGTTATCGTATGCACTTATAGCGCGTTTATTCGGGCTAGACCGTACGACGGTTATGCACGGTATAAACAAGATATCAGGGCAGATAGAAACGGATCGTAATTTCGCGGAATACATAGAGCGTATGGATTCGCTGTTGGATATTAACTTTGACGTGCAGGTAGAGAGTGTGGAGTAAATCACCAAAAAACAAACTAGTTGCGATTGGGTAAATATGGGCAGACCGAAGAAGATTTTAGATGAGGATGCGATATACAAAGCCGGGCAAGTTGGGGTTAGTTTTAGAAAGCTCGCACAGCAAATGGGCGTAACGCATAAGACCATAACCAATAACTACCGCGAGATATACGAACAGGGCGAAGCCGATGGCGATCTCGCAATAGCCAATAAGCTATGGGAGTTGGGCGTAGAGCAAGGCAATGCTCAGGTATTGCTACGCATGGCAGAGCACCGGCTAGGCCTTACCCAGAAGGTGCATCAGACGACTGAAAATAAATCTTTCAATATCGTAATTACAGGCCATGACATCGAAGAACCACAATCGGAAGATATCGGGCCTGCCGGCACAACTCCGCTTTTGGAAGAGTCCGGCGAGGCATAGGGCTTTTATCGGCGGTATCGGTAGCGGTAAATCCTTTGCCGGATGCGTCGAAGTTATGCGGCAGCCGCCGGGCACGTATGGCACGATCCTAGCGCCAACGTATCCAATGCTACGGGATGCTACGCAATTGACGTTCTTTGATGAGTTCGGGGACGCTATCGTAGAGCATAACAAGAGCGAGGGCGTTACAAAGATGGTAAATGGGACTACGATCTTTTGGCGCTCCGCAGATAAGCCGGATTCGCTACGCGGCCCGAATCTTAATTGGTTCTGGTTAGATGAAGCGGACTATATGGACGGGGCGATATGGGATGTTATGCTAGGTCGTATTCGCCGCGATCCTACAAAGTGCTGGATCACGACATCACCCAACGGCGATACGAATTGGGTATATGAGCGCATCTATCAGAAGGCAATGCGCGGGAATCCAGACTACCACGTCGTAACGGCAAAGACGCGGGATAATATCAACTTGCCTAGTGAGTACGTACGAAACCTAGAAGAAACCTATACAAGCGAATACGCGCGGCAGGAATTGGAAGGGGAGTTCATAGGGCCAATGGGGCGTATAATGCGTAAGGAGTGGCTGCAATACTCACTACTGCCCGAGGATGATATATCGTACGTTATCGGCGTAGACTTGGCTGTTGGTATGAAAGGTAATGCAGACGATAGAGCTATTGCCGTAGTTGGCAAGCGTGGCACGACATACTACGTCGCGGATATGATCTTTGGCAAATGGTCATTCAACGAAACCAAAGAGCGGATTAAACAAACCGCCTACAATTGGAACGCCGTACGCGTGTGCGTGGAAAACGTAGCGTATCAAGAGGTAATGGTACAACAGCTACGCGCCGAAACGATGTTAAACATTCAGGGCGTCAATCCGCGCGGGCGTAATAAGCTAACGCGATTCTTGCCGGTAGCCGGCAAGTACGAGCATGGGTACGTTAAGCATGTTAATACACTGCCTTTGGAATTTACCGAGCAATTGCTTATGTTCGATGGGAAGGATGGGAAGCCCGACGATATGGTTGACGCTCTCATCTATGCAGTAAACGGACACGAATCTAATACTTACGTTTACGAGCTATAATGGCAATTAGCGACTACTTC